TAAATATGTGTTATTACCTGTACGAGTAGATCCAGTTGCTGTGTAAACTTGAACTGCTCTAACAAATACAGCTCCTGCTGGCACAGTTACAGTGCCTGTGTTAGCTGTAAAATTACCTGTACCTGTTTTTCTATCAGCATCAATTGGAATATCTCTAAATATTCTATATTGAGCATTTAAAATTATGTTTTCTAAAACATCAGTTGTTAAAACATTAGAATCTACCTCTGTGTAGTTTCTAATATTTGTAATTAAACCTGTATAACTTAATCCTGCCATTATGCTGTAAGAGTTGCCGGACCTGCCGAACAATTCTCTCCTCCTCCTGATATACCACCTGTTGTAGCAGTGTTTGTGTCTACAGTAAAGTGATAGAAATTTGCTGTTTTTGTAATGTTTCCGCTTGAGTCTCTTTTACCAACTGTTATTGAGTAACCAGCAGACTTTGCAATATTTGAACCTAATATTCCATCGAATGATTTAGGATTTGTAAAAGCTCCACCAACTGATGGTGTTCCTCTAAACCTTACCGTATCTCCTGTTGATCTACCATGTGATTTTTCTGATACATTAATTATTCCAGATGAAGCTGCAATACTTTCAAATGGATTTGGTGTTAAAATTACTGCAACAGCATTTTCTGTTCTAGCTGGTCTAACTTGACCTGGTAAAGCTATACCATCAGCGGCATCTCGTTTAGGTTGTAGTTGTGGTTGTTTTGGTTCAAACTCTGAACTATGAACAAAAGAGCCATTCCATTCTGTAACCATTTCTCTATATGGAAACTCAAATCCAGATCTATCTGATATTGCTTTTGCGAATTTTCCTGATGCTGTTTTTGCCATTATGTTCCTGGGTAATAAACTTTTGGTGTTATATGAGTGCTTGACGCAGAACCGTCTTCTGCTAAAGCTCTAGCTAACTCATCTTCATAATATAATTTCATTTGTTGTACTAATTGTGGATTAAATTTTTGTGCTAAATAAAAAGCTAACCCTGATACCATACAAGGTACAAATCTAAATGGTACGTCTGTTGCATCTGTATAAGTTGAATCAACATCTTGTATTCTTTTTAAATAAAAAAAATGTATAAATTTTGATGCATTACTAGAATCTGGTGTTGGATAAACATGCACTCTAACTCTATCTATAAATCTTTCAACAAAAACAGCTGATGGCGTACTTTTAGATCTTTTGTTTGCATAACCACCATATGTTGATCTATCTACTTTAGTTAAAGATGAGTCTGATTGAGATGTTGTAGCAATTCCACTTCTTAATTTTGCTTCTAGTATATCACTCATACCAATTACAGTTTCTGATGAATTAGCATTATTTACTGTTGTTGCACTTGTACCATCAGCAGCGGATCTAAAAAAATCATAATCTGATTGACCTTCAACCAAATCCATATTTGTTTCACCTATTTCCCAAAAGTGAATACCTCTGTTTCCCCATTCTTGAAAAAGAATGTTTAAAGATCTTCTTGCTGTTTTTAATTGATATCCAGAAGTTACTTGTGAACCAATACGTTCGTATGCTTCTTCTACTATCTCATCAATAGCAAAAGTTTTGTCGAACGTGTGTGTTCCAGAAGTAGTATTGGCCATCAATTACTCCTTAATAAATTTTCTGAAACTCTGCTACGACTGTGTACATGTTACCATCGTCCGCGGAACCAGGTACTACAAAGTTAACATCACTTTCATTTGTATTATTAGATTTATCTGCTGGTATTCCACCAAATTCTCTAAAGTCCCAATAGCCTGCTCCTGTTAAACCAATGATAGGTATATCACCATCATCATCTTCTTCATCTAATCTTGCATATGAGTCTCCGCCATCGCCACCTTGACATGAATACCAAACTCTAAGTAATCCTAAGTGAGCTACTGCGGTTCCATCAGATCTAGCAGCTAATGCTGACACGTCACCAAAAACTGTAGTTCCGCCTGTTCCATCTGATTGATTTACTATTTTAATAACTACTCTGTTATCGTTCTGTTGTAGAATAGTTGGTCCTGTTACTGTATCTGCCATTTTATTTACCCTCCTTAATTAAGTAAATTTTTTGTGGCTCCCGAAAGAGCCACAAAAATTAATTATTAGTTACCGAATGTAATCGCTACTGTTCCACCAGATGTATTTAACAACTGTTTGCAACTCATCACGTCAGTATTGTTTCCTGCGTGTAAGTATGTGTAAGAACCACCAGCAATTGTAGAATCACCAGTATCAGTCATAATGATAATTTGATCTGCGTCTGTTGGAGCACTCTCTCTATCATAAATGTTTCCACCATCATCAGAAACCATAAATTCACCTGATTCTGCATCTAATTCATTAGCTGCATTTAAAGTAAATTTAAGAATTCCTGTAGAAGCAAAAGTATTTCCTGTAAAAAGAATTACTGTTTCGTCACCAGCTGAAGCTAAGTCAGCACCTGCTGACATAGTTACAGTTCCTGATATACCACCAGTCAATCTAGATATCTTTTGAGTTACAGTTGGAGTTTGTCCTGGAGAACCAGTTGTTCCAATTGCAACATCAGCTCCAGTTACACCAGTTCCACCAAATACCGTAGCTGCTTGTGTTGCTGTAGGTACTGCTGTTTGTGTTGCTACAGGTATCATTGCTAAGAATAGTCTGTGCATTACTGTTGCTGGAGTAAGAACATTCAATGTAGATTGATCTTGAAGTTGACCTGCTAAAGGACCACCAAAGTTAGCTGCCCATCTTGGCGATAACCCTGTTAGTTCATAGTTAGTTGTTAGAGCTGTTTTAAGACCTGTACTATCAACATTAATACCACCTGTTAACGTAGAGATTCCTGTTACACCTAACGTGCCACCAATTGATGTATTGTTACTAAACGTTGAGTTAGTAGTAATAGCACCAGTTGCAGCTGCTTTTGTTATATCGATGAAGCCGTTCTCCGAACGTACCGCACCTGTAAACGTTGTGTTTGCCATGTTATATTCCTCCTAGAATATATAAATGTAGTCCCTAGGGATGTCGACTATACGCGTCCACATTTATGTTTATTTTTTTTATGTATAGTGTTGCAAGAATACAACAGATTTATATGAAGTGCAAGAGATCCTGTAAAGAAAATACGTTTTCTGTGATGTAGCTTTTTATTAAGTAGCTACTGAAACTTGTGGGGCAGCATCCTCTATTTTGTTAGTGCTATGTGCTAATTCTGCTTCTCTCATCTTAATATCAGCAATCAGCGCTCTAACCTTATGGTCAATCCTAACCATATCGAGTGTATATTTACCCGAATTGAGATGCTCCTGTTCCCAGTTCAACTCCAAGGACCTTTTTTGTTTGTATAGGTCTTGTAAGTTCATCATCTTTGACCTCCTCAAAAGTCAACCATTGTTTTGTCAGAGAATAAAACTCTGAGTTCTCCCAATTAATATCATTTTTTCCTAGTTTGTCAAGGATTGCATTTTCAACACTTTCAGCAGTATCTTCAGCCATAACTGTAAACTCAGTCATGTAGCCGTATGCTTTAATTTTAATTAAAAATTTTTTCATGGGTTTTATCTCTGTATTTGTTAAATGTGGCGGAACTATGTCCCGCCACAAAAATTAATGATTACGCGCCTTCAGTCCCGAAGATACCTCTAGGGTCAGACACTCCAAATGAGTATCTTTCTCTAGCTTTGTATCTAACGTTTCCAGTGTCAAAATCACCTTCCATAGCAGTAGTTAAAGGTGCTCTATTGAACATCTTCATACCGTTAGGAACATCTGTAATAATGTAAAAAGCATCTGTATCAGTTAGGTAGTTATTCACTCTATAACCTTGAGGAATCATTCCCATAGACACGATTGCGTTAATGTCATTATCAGCAGTCGCAGTTCTACCTTGAGATTTCATCAATCTCTCAGCCGTGAATTGTAACTCAGAAGGAATAATCATTTTTACTCCTCTAGCAGCAATTCTCAAACCTCTTTCGTCAGTCATCGCAGCGATATCAATTAATGATTGCTCCAATGATG